TGTAGCTTGTTGATTAAATGTTTGACCTTCGTTAACACCAATCTCAGATTCAACCGAGTCAGTTAATGCAGGTAGTTCTTTAACAATCATATCACTGACTTGCTCAACCATCTTTTGGATAGAGTCAACCATATCTTGTGCGGCAAGAATAGTTTGTGACTTTTCTACTTCTTCGTTTTCAACAACGATACGTGGGCGTTGTGTGCTTAAGTAAGCAAACTGCTTGCTTAGTGCTTGTTCCATGAAAACTAGTTTCATGTATGAACCGTTACCTGTGCTTTCGTAAAATTTGTTTGATGCTTTTGATTCGCTCATCAAACCACGAACTTTACTTAGCATGGTACGCACTTGTGCATAAGACATACGGCTAACATCAATGGATGTACCATAGTGTTCTTTCAATGCTCTTTGGGCACTGTATACTGGTTGTTTTTCAAAATCTGTTAATTTCATAGTTATGGTCCTAATGACTAATGTAAAGTATTTATCACTTTTGGCTTTAATGTGCGGTTTTTAATTTGAACTGGTGCTGTTGCCAGTAGTCAGATTGCCCCACATAATTCTCTAATTCACGATACATTGAACTGCGCCTAAACTTATCTTCATTCAATTTAGCTAGGAATATCAATTTATCGTCTGTTTTCTTTGCTTTTTTAAACAAATTATTATGAACATTTATCTGCACTTCCTCATTTGAGATGGATCTGTCCAATGTAATGATTCTATTAGCTAATACGTATTTACCACGTTTGTCAAAAATACACCAACAAATTGCATTTCTCATACTGGAAAATGAATGCACCAAATCACCGTTTATCAAACATACATCTACGTCTGTTTTAGATTTTTTTATGACGTTGTAATTTTTAAATACAACATAATTATCTTTAGATGTTTCAAAAATGGAAATATCCTGTAAATCGTCCAGTTCCCTTGAGTCAATCATCTTACTGAATCTACGTTCTAGTTCAATATCATTCATAATTTTCAACCACCTTAAAATAAATGTTTCTAAGTTCATCTGTGCTATCTAAAAATTCGGGTAATTTGTTCCATGATGTGTTTGTCTTTATCATTGGAACTTGGTCGCAATCTGAATACAATGAACCCAAATCATTTATGCCATCATTGTATACACTAGCATGTTGTACTGTAAAATCAAAGGTCCAGCAATTGATTTCAATATCTTCTTCTTCAAATAGAAAACCAAAACTGTCAAAATCATTTAACTTAATCTTTGTTAAGTTGGGTGTAGTAATATCCTCAGGTTGTGAACGTAGTGATACTGCTTGTACGATTGTGTCAAAATTGCACTGTGTATTTCGTTTATGTAGCCATAACTCAGGGTCATCTTCTATCCCTGGTCTGGAACGATTGATAACACCTGTTTGGGTGATATCAAATAATGTGTAGCAACTTATTTTAAAACTCATATCTATATTTAGAGGCAAAAAAAATCCGAGAATAAATCTCGGATTTCTTTGAAGTTAAACTTCTGATTAGCTTGCGCTTGTAGCTGTAGAAGCTAAACGGAAACCAACGTTTGTTACTGTAGCGCCAGATAGGTCATAACCATTAACTGTACCTAAAGCACGAACTTGTGCTTGTAGTGTAGCCGCTGTGTATGCGCCAACTGGATAAACTGCAACAGACATGTTTGTAACGTTTGCTGTAGCTGATACAGAGTACATCATAACTGTAGACAATTGCTCAATTGAAGTCATAACTTGTGCAACCATCTCGTCAACACCTAATTGTGTTGTTGGTGCGGCGCCTAAGTCAAAACCGAAGAAGTCCATTGCTGGACCGATAAAGTTTGTAGTTGTACCGTCAGCCGCAGTAGATGGTGCTACTGGACCGTTTTGTACGTCCATTGCGAATACTGGTTGTGCATCGCCGTGTGTTCTTGTAAAGCCTGCCATAATAAAATTCCTTTAAAAAGTTTGAATCATATAGATTCATACTATTATTTAGTCCTGGTACAAAAAAATCCAGGATTTGGGCTTATCTTGCGGCTAGATTTTGGCGACTAAAGCCCATTCTATCTACAAATTTGAGTCCGTTACTGACAAAACCCTCTTGGGTTTGTGTACCGTCTTGTAAATAGCCTTTTACAGGGCTTGCTTCTGCGGCTTTATTGAGTTGATCTACAATAGCCATTTTCAATTGGTATAAGCTAGCCCAGATAGTGAATGCACCAACTAGTCCTGCTTTATTAGCTTCTAAATGTTGTGTCAATTTTGCCTTCATTGCATCGGTCATTGGGCGACTATTAAAGTATTCCATAAATCCGTCTACTAAGTTATTCAAGTCACCTGCAACAATTTTCTTATTGATATAGGTTGTAAACAACCCACGGAATGTCGTTGCGGCTTGGGGAGCAGTAGTTAATAATTGATCCACAGCAGGACCATACTTCTTAATATCAGATTGTGCTTTGTTAACTAATTTACTGCTTATCTTTAGTTTAGGAGTAATAGGCATCTTAGCAGGAACGATAGCTACATTGCTATTGTTCTTTAAACTACCAATTCCACCGTCTAATGGTGAAGCTTCGTCTGTAGTAGCGGCATTTGGAGGAATGAACTGATGTACAACAATGGCAGCTTGTTTACCTTTAAATAATTGTCCTACTTCACTGTTAGCTTCAACTGTGTATGCGATACCGTTAGGATTCGCTTTGAACTTGTACATACCGTTTTGGTCTTGTAGTGGCTGACTGAATAATAAGTCGCCCCAGTAGTAACCCTTGCTTCTGTCTGACTTTTCAAGACCAGGCCAGATTTCTGCAATTAACTGATGCAAGCCACTACGGTCAACACCACGGGCTTGGTCGTACTGAACAAATTGCTCAGGACTGAATACTTGACGACCCGATAAGTCTTTCTTATTGAACATATGTTTGTCCATAATACTAAACTTACCGTTCGTTCCTCGACCAAAAATCAATGCAGGATATCCATCCCACTTGATAGTAACGGTCGCTGGATTTTTAACTGTATCAACACTTGCTTGAACAGCACGACTTGCCCCCTGAGTACCGTCTAAAAATATCAAATCTTCAGGATGGTCTAAATGTCCTTTAGCTTCTGTAATGGACAATTTATCAATCTTAGATTTTAATACTGCTAGGGATTCAGATAGGCTCATTCTTACTGTTCTTCTTTAGTGATTTTGCAAATCTACTCTGATCCTTGCTTTTGATAGCACTTAGTAGCTTACGCTCTAGGATCTCAGCCTGTTCGGGCGTATAATGTCTATTAATCATTTCCAGTAAATTAATTGCACTAGTAATGATGTTATGGCCGCGGCTCTCAATAATGTGACTTGTATCACGGTTATTACCGATTGACTCTAATTCTTCCAAAAGGCTGCGAGTTTGTTTTTGCATGATATAGTATTTAGTCTTATTTCTTCAAACTGTTGAGTAAATTTTTGAGTTTTGAACCCTGAACGTCTACTACGACCTTCTTGTTCAGTGGTTCTAGTATTTCCCCAGTAGCTTGGTCAATGATAGGTTCTGTAGAAACTAGTGTAGATTGTGCTTTTACTTGATTCATAATGTCAGTCGGACTAGGTGCAGGCCTGTACTTTGCTTGCTGATCCGCATACCCATCAGGATCGCTGTCACTAATACGCATTGTTTCAATATCATAGTCTAGGTCAATTTTCATACCTACACCTGTTGAACTACGTGACTTCATACATTGAATTTGATACTTGCCACGTTCACGCATACTACGACTTGTAAAGATACCGAACACATTATCTGCTGTATTAATCTTACTGATACCACCTGCAATGTGACTATGGTCAAACTCAATTTCGTCAACAGCACTACGATTCAATTGTGAAGCTGTCACTAATAAGATTCCCATCTCTTTAGCTAAGTTACGCAATTCTTCTGCAACATACTTGTCTTTGATGAACTGGTCGTTAGGATTAACTTTAACAGAGACAGGCATAACCAAGTCTAAGTAGTCAACCATCACAAAGTCAATCTTAATGCCTGTTTGAATTTGTACTTCTTTTAAGTAAGCACGAATATCGTTCACGTTACTTTGTGCAGGCAATCCTTTAACACGATACTTACCAGACTTCTTACCTACCATCCTAACTTTAAGATCGGTTGTATCAATGTCTTTACGAATTGACTTTGTGCCCATCTGTGTTAACATAGCATCAGTACGCAACGATGTAAGTTCCTCACTCAATTCAAGTGTAATGTAGACTCCGCTCATCCCTGCTTGTAACCAGTTCAATGCAATGTTCATCATAACTAAACTCTTACCTGAACCTGAACCACCTGCAAAAATGTTGAGTTCACCTCGACTCATGCCACCATATAAGATACGATCCATCTGGGGCCAGCCTGTACTAACTTGTCCACCTGCATTGAAGTATTTGTTAATACGACCTTTAGGATCAAAGAAGTAATCTGTACCCATATCTCGTTGCAAACTAATCTGTACTGCATCTTTAATTAGTTTCTCTACAGGACTAAAGTCACCCTTCTCAAGTAAGTCTGCCGCTTTAAGAATAGCCCGTTCTAGTTCTTGTCGTTTAGTAAATGATTCAAACGCATCAAAGAACCATTCATTGTGTCCATCACTTAAATCAGGTATAGGTTCAATGTCTACTCCTGTCATTGCTTTAATCTGAGTTACATCAGGTAAAACTTTATATCTATCTGTGTGTTCTTTGAACATATCTGCGACCGGTCGCAAACTTTTATCAAAGTTTTCACTGTTCATAATGTTCATAACCCGAGTATATAACTCAGCGTTAGTCATCATCATTCGTAAAAATAGTTTTTGTACTTCTGGTGTATAATCAATTTGCTTTTTAGAATCCGTTTTGTTTCCCAATTTTTTTCCTTTGTATTTCTATTTTAATTTTGCTCATTGTGGCAGACTGTAATATACTGAGTAGTGTAGGTAGTCTACCATATTTTACAATGGCATCATTAACATCTTTTACGTCACTGTCCCAATATGGGATGCTGACGCTATAGCCTAATTGAATAGCCCTCTCACAGGAGTCAAATCCTGTTTTATCACGGTCGGGAACGAAAATGATTTGTCTGTTAAGTTGTGCTAGTAGTTCTGCTTGGTCATCGTTAATCGTATTATGAGTTAACGCACAAGCACCTAGACTCAATGCATCAAAGATGCCTTCGACTAGAATACAAACACTTTGATTAGGTTGTTGAAAATCATAACCGAATACATAACCAGGTTGTTGTTCGTTGATATATTTCGGAATCTTATTGTCTAAGAACCTACTTGTGTGACCAACAATCTTGTTTTTGTATGTATAGGGGATGATGATGCGATTTCCCATGCGACTTGATTCGTTGGGAGTGACCATGAAAGGATATTCATTACTACTTATACCCCTCGCTTGCAGATAGTCTGCATATATTTTGTGTAATGGATTATTTTTATCAAGTAGTTCTGCATCTTCAGGCAACTTGTGTTCATCAAACTTAATCTTAGATTTCTTTTTAGGTTGAGTAAAGTCTAATATATCTTTTTGTTGTAAACTTTCTAAACTCCACTTACTAATTTGTGTATCATCAACACCACACCAAGTTAGTAATTGCCTTAGGTTCTTTGTTAAACTTTTACCTAATGTAAAGCCACACTTGAACCCACAATTAAAACAATGATATGACCAATTAGTTTGCCCGTCAAAGATTACACCACCTCGACTACGGGTGTCGGTCTTGTGACCACGATGATGGCAGCACACAGCATTAAAGCTTTGCCAGCCACCTTGAGTGAGTTTTTTCTTACCGGGAATTATTGATAGGATATCAAACATTTAGATAGTATAACACAAATGTGTCATACAATCAACACTTATCTTGCCAATATGTTGGTTACTACACCCGCATTGCTTACGAATCCCATACGTATGAATGGGTGATATCCATTTACATTATAATGGAATGTGTCTGTTATTTCATTATAACTATATATTGTACTAATTGGATACCAATCTGTATTACCAATAGTAGAACCTTCAATCAATACATTACCATAGAAGTCAGTATATGTGGCTTGCAAGGTTAGACTAGGATTATTACTTGTGGTATAAACACTAGTATAATATACGACTGAGTTAGAATCAGGTACATATGATCCGTCGTTTGAATACCAATCTGGGTTAGGATAACCTTGACCTGTCGGGATAGTTATTTCATCACTAGGAACAAAGCTAGGTAATATGCTATTAACAATATTCATGTCACCTCGTCCACCTGCGTTTTGGTCTACGAATACAGGGTAATCAAATGTGCCTACAGGAATCTCTAAAGTGTAATAGCATTTCTGTGCTTCAATTTCTTGTAGCTCTCCTGGGTTTAACATCAATGCGGCAATACCTGTCGCACCTAATTGAATAGTAAGTGCTTTTCTAATAAGGACCGTAGTACCTGTTGCATTTAATATTCTGCAAGAGATTTCTTTTCCTGTGATATCGACAGGTTTCTGCTCCTGATTAAGGAACTGAAATTGAATTTGATTATCTACACCTTTGTGTAGAGTGAGTGGCTTGGCATACTGAGGCATATAACTCCTAGGGGAATTTCCTGATAAAAGAATAACGATTTGACGTTGGGTATAAACGAATACTTGTGTTGAGTACATAATGATATTTATCAAAATATATTGCCTGGCAACCCGATGATAAATATTTCGGTCAATACAATAACAATGATTCAAAACGAATTCTTCCAGAAACTAACTGAAAACCACCCGTTCATCACTATATGTTCATACGCCAACCAAGATTATGTTGGAATAGTACAGAATAGAGATGATATAGTCACCACAATCTATGATTATGGTGCTATAATCGACCCCGTAGTTAAGGATAAATTCTTAGAATTAGGGGATGTTTGGTGGTGGGAATCTAATAGACTAATCCCCATTAATCTATTCTTAAAGGAAGAATGGATTATATTCAAGCCCTATTTAAGGACTTTCAATAATAAAAGTCTGTCTGTAATACATGGTCCTACATGTAGTATAAGTGAACTACATAAACGCAGGACCAAACGCCGTAGTATTACGCTTGTGAAGCGGATGTTGTGAGTAAGTTCATATGCACAACGACCAATTGTGCATAAGCGATAGCGTGACTCTTTTTAAAACTATACCCGTCATTCTCACGATCCCATATAGTTTGACTCACTTCTTTCCAACTCTTACCGATTAGATGTTTTTTAGCAGGACGAATCAATGCTAAGAACATTGCTAGTCTAGGAATACTATTGACAGGTTCAGGCATCTTCTGAATACTCTGATAATGATTGGCTAAGTGTATTAACTTCTCAACAAATACTCTATCATTTAGTTTAGGCCATTCAGGTTCATACATCAATTCAATCAAATGTTTTTCATCACGCACCTGTGAGTATACATGTACATTCAACAAGTCTAGTTTAAAGTATCCACGCTTCTCTGCATCTTCATAATGAATTGCTGACATGTTGTTGACAGGATCATATGGAATATCTGTTATATATACACCTGTGTTGTGTCTACGCATAGGAGTGATGTTACGCATTGAGGCAGGCGTATGTTTGATAAGTTCTAATAACTTATCTCTATCACCAAAGTCAAT